CCAATGGTCCCCAATGTCCCCTATCATTTGCAAGTAGTTGTTCAACAATCCATTCTCCACATTCTTGAGCATTGGGAATTTGAACTTCGTGAATAGGAACTTCAGAATAATCACCCTTTCCTGCTTGATAAATTACTTGTTCGGGAAGATTATAACACTGCAAGACTACTACCTTAAGTCTTTTATCGAGTTCAAGTAGATCTTTAGATTTTATCGGGGTTTTCATAATTACCAAATCCTTTTTTTCTTTGTTGCTTAATATATTGTTTGTGAGCAAGATTTATTTTTGCACTATCTAATGATTTTTTCATATAAAGAATTTCTTCATCAGAATATAGTTCTGGATTTTGAAGTGCCTCTTGAATTAATCGAATAGTTTCTTTATATCTCATCAATCCTCATCATCTTCGAACACTTCATCATAATCTCTTACATCTCCAACATAGGGTGCAATTTTTTCATACACATAAGATTCTGGACTTGAATATACTTCTGCCTTAAGAGAATCAACTAGAAGTTCCAGATTCTTAATAAGTATTTTAATCTTGTCTTGATTCATTGTTTTTCATCCTTAATAAAGATATTATATACAAAAAAAGAGAGGGTGTCAACCCACTCTTTAATATTTGAGTATTTCAAATACTCCATCTCTTTCTATAAGTGCCGAACAAGTATCCGTCCAATCACCACAACACATATAAGTGATTTCATCATTCACACGAATATTTGCGTGATGAATATGTCCAACAATCACTCCATCATAAGAATCAAGTTTTCTTACAAATGAAATCAAATCGTTTTCGTACTTATCAATAAACCTTTTACCTCTTGGAATTGACTTGAGAAAATTAATCAAAGAAAAACCAAAGGTCTTATTTAGAAAAATGTTGAGAGGTGTGATTGTTTCATATCCCTTATTCATAAAGTATTGCTTCCAAGAACCAGAGGAGAACTGGGAATATCTATCACCGTGAACACATAGGAACCTTTTATCTTTCTTACTGGTGTGAATATACTCATCACAGATAACAAGATTATCAAACTTGAAAGATTTATTGTTCACATATTTTCTTGCCACTGCATCGTGATTTCCAAGAACATAAATCACTTCTGTTCCCTTTCGGCATAACTCTAAAATCTTTTCCACTGCCCGCGTATGCCTCACTCTCCAATGTGTATTGTACTTTTCCATACAATGCACATCAAGAATATCACCAACCATTACAAGTTTCTTGGTATCAAGTTCATTTAGAAATTTGAGAAACTTTTCAACATTACATCGGTCGGTTCCTAAATGAACATCGCTGATAAAAGTTGCATCGTACATTATCGTTTTTTCTTTTCTGGTTTAGTTTGTCCATACGACCTTAGACTAATTTTACCATCAGTCCATTCAATTGAAATTATATTTTTATATAAGTCATAATAATAATCAAAGATATCTGTTCGAGAAACAGACTGAACTATATCAAATTTTTCTCCTTCTTCTGAAATATAATTCACAAGGTATGAATCAATTGGTAGACTTTTATTTTTAGAAAGAGATTTTTCACAATCTTGATGTAGAATTTTCACATTAATCTCCTTTATTTTAACTGCGACCACCCCAAACAATATCAGGATAAGTTTTAGAAACAATTTCTTTTGTAATTTTATATTTGGATTGAAGATTTTTATCTTTTACCAAACAAACAATTTCTGCTTCAAGTGGATGAAGACCCTCCAACATTTGAATAAACATCGTTTCTTTACGAAGAGCAGGAAGAGAATCATTTCCACCTTTAATAAAATTATAAAATCTCTTAAATTCTTTACGAATTGTAGTATGTCCTTCGGTTAAATCAGAAGCATTTCCAAGAGATGTAGTTTGATTATAATTCATTGTTCCTATCAAATTGTCAACTTTATCACTTAAAGTTCCTCTGAATTTTTGTTCAGATTTTAAATTTGAATATGGAACCTGTCCAGGAGGAAGAATTGTAATTACACTTTCATCAAAGTTCCATATAAAGAGCGATTTCAATGAAGGATGCTCATACTTTTGCAGAACTTCTACTTTCTTTTGTTCTGTTTTCATTTTATTCACAAGATCAAAAACTTCAAATACAAATGGGTTAGCAGGAAGATCAATTGCCACTTCCTTAGTTTTTGATATTGTGACTTTTTTTGTTACTGTTGTCATTGTCATTTTTTTATAAATTCAATATATTTTATTTATTATCTTTCTATTCATCATCATCTTCGTCATCTTCATCATTATCAAAATATCCTTCTTGAAATTTGACTGAAATTACTTCATCTGGTATTACATTTCCATCAGAATCAAAAAATTCAGGATGTAACCAACCACTGTTTCTTGGTTCCATTTCGAAAGAGTGATTTTTTGCTAACCAACCGATAACTCCACCAACACATAAAAATAAAAAACTAACTAAACAAAATAAGGTGAGTTCTGGTGCGGTCATTTTATTTCTCCGAGAAATTTACGTTTTACGAATTACAGAAAGTTCAAAATTAAATCGTATTTCCCTTTCAAAAAGAGAAAAAACTTTGCCAAATTTGAACCTTTGTAATGAAAGTTCTTCTGGAACCGTTTTCTCCCTCCTGTGAAGCATTAGTTCTACGCCACGATTTACATCGTGATCTACATTCTTATTTATAGAAGACATTAGATCATCTTATGTTCTTGTAGATACTTAATTGTAGAAGAACATCCACCAAGATGTTCTTCTTTATACGTCACCTGAGGGAATGTTGCACCTTCTCCAAATTCAGCATAAAACTCATCTTTATTAAAATGAGTATTCAACTCATAAATGACTACCGAATATCCTTTCTCTACTGATACGTGTTCTAATACTTGTTTAATTTTGTCGCAATAAGGGCAAAGTCTTTTTGAGTAAACTGTGAATTTCATAAGATAAAAAGAATAGGTATAATTATAGTTAAGTTTGCGATAATGAATCCCCCTAGATTTATTAGGGGCATTCTACTTTCAGATTCCATTAAGATGCATTATTTTTTCTTGGTCTGTACTTATATAGATTTTCATTAGTTTGAGGTTTCATCCAATTCACTATAGCAGTCATTCGTTCTTCTGTAAAGAATTCTTGATTATAATACCAGGTTTCCCAGTCGCAATGTGCTTTGGAACGATTACATTCTTCACAACAGCATACTACGTTTGTAAGAAAATCACTACCACCTTTACATTGTGGCACTACGTGATCAATTGTGAGTTTATTTGTACCTCCGCAGTAAGCGCATTTATTATTCCATTTTTCTCTTATTGATTTTCTCCATATTCGTTTTGCTTCTGCTGATGAACTTGTATGCAAATGATACAAATAATCTTTGGACGAATTATAGAGTTCCATTTAGGAAAGCATCTGTCATTATTTATCTTTCTTTTTTGATTTATAATCTGATGGTGGTTTGAAATCTGCTGGTGGTCTGTAAAGATTTGGCCAAGTGTCTCTGATAATCTCTGCAAGTTTATTTGAAGTGGTGGAGGTTATCATATTAGGGACATCAGAAAGAGGAAGACTCCGAATAGTTGGAATGCTAGAAGGATGAGGAGCATTATTTATATCAAAAAAGAACAGGTTATACCATTATGCAACATTCTTTTACCCAAACATAAACTTACCAAATGAGAACAACTTGCATCTCTATTATATTTTTCTTTGATTATTTTTACAATATCCGAAAAATCCAATCCAGATTCTATCTCAATACTGCCAATAAGATTTCCTATGGTTCTTTCAGTTATTTTTTCATATATATGAAATATTTTTTTAATATTTCTTAATTCAAAAGTTTCTTCTCTGCTGTTTCTTTTATTTTTATTTTTATTAATTTTATTCCATTGACTTAATTTATTTCCAATTTTAACCCGCACATCCTTTGGTTGTTTAAGTGCTGCTTCTTTTAATTGGCCACTTTCTTTAGCAGATTTTCCACCTCTTTTTGAACCAAATAACATTAATTCCTTTACAAGTTCTTCTTTGCCAATAGTTCCAGCAAGTGCTCTGTAAGCAATGTAATCACCATCACTTTTATGGAGTAACCAATTTGCATAATGGAACATTGCGTGTCTGATTACACTTACATCTTCTACAATATTAGATTTATCATCAGTTCCTCCAAGATGTCTTGGAATAAGATGGTGATTATGTTTCATTTTACTTATACAACCACTCAACTATTTATAATAAAAAAGACCCCGAAGGGTCTTGATATTATATCACAAATTGAATGTCAAATCAACCAATTTGTGGCGCAATTAAAGCAACTTCAGTAGTGGTTGCTGCTGCCAAATCTAATGGAAAATTATGTGCGTTCCTTTCGTGGACCACTTCCAGTCCCAAGTTTGCCCTATTGAGCATATCTGCCCAAGTAGGAATTGGACGACCTTGATTGTCAAGGATTGATTCATTAAAATTTAGACCGTTCAAGTTAAAAGATGAAACTGCAATACCCATAGCAGCACACCAGATACCAAATACTGGAAGTGCAGCAAGGAAAAAGTGAAGACTACGGGAGTTATTGAAGGAAGCGTATTGAAAAATAAGACGACCGAAATACCCGTGTGCAGCAACTATCGAATAAGTTTCTTCTTCTTGGCCGAACTTGTAACCGTAGTTTTGCGATTCATTTTCTGTTGTTTCACGAACAATAGAAGAAGTCACAAGAGAACCGTGCATTGCTGATGCCAAAGCACCACCAAAAACACCAGCAACACCTAACATATGAAATGGATTCATAAGAATATTATGCTCTGCAGAAAATACAAGCATATAATTAAAAGTTCCAGAAATACCAAGAGGCATTCCATCACTAAAACTTCCTTGACCAAAGGGATAAATCAAGAATACAGCAGTCGCAGCAATAGCAGGAGCACTATAAGCAACTGCAATCCAAGGACGCATTCCAAGTCTGAATGAGAGTTCCCACTCACGACCAAGATAGCACCAAACACCAATCAAAAAGTGGAATACCACTGCTTGATATGCCCAACCATTATAAAGTGCTTCATCAACAGAAGCAGCATCCCAAAGATTATAGAGATGCAATCCAATCGCATTAGAAGAAGGAACAACAGCACCAGAGATGATGTTATTTCCCCACATTAGAGACCCAGCAACGGGTTCTCTGATGCCATCAATGTCTACAGGGGGATTTGCAATAAATGCAATAATAAAAACCGAAGTAGCAACGAGTAATGTTGGAATCATAATGATTCCAAAATGCCCGACGTATAACCGATTATTTGTACTTGTTACCCAACTGAGGTAACTTTCCCAGGGGTTTGTTTGTCTTTGTAAGGCAATTGTAGCAGTCATTTGAAATAAAGGGGTAGTAAATATGAGTTCAGGAGGTGCTGAACGGTAAAAGTATTCCTATGCAACCCTCCTGCATAGGTATGAGGACGGATTTTACTTGCCTAGTCCTGGTGCGGCAAGATTAAGAAACGTTACATTCCTTAAGACCTATTTATCATAGCATTGTCAGGAAATCCTGTCAATAGGTATGAGTACTCATCATTAGATTTTTTGCTAAATATTCCAAGAACCTTTCAATAATGTCTAGGGACTTCAACACTCCGATCCGAGAACCCTGGAATGGTCCTATTCATAGGACATTAAAAGCAATAGATAATCATACAGATTTTTACATAAAAACCGGAGATATCTGGCATGAAGAACAAGCCGAATATCTCCGTCAATATGTTTATAGATTAAAAGACTGGATACTAAGTCAAGAAAATTAAATTACATTACAACATCTCTTATAATACATCTTACGGTCATCCAATCCATTATAACCACCATTTACCCGGAGAGTAACTTGTTCTACGGTTGGGTTTGTATCACATAGAATATTCATTTGATTAGAATACCACCAGTAACCGGCACTGGTAAATGGATAGCGAGTAGCAACATATGATACACCACTCATCACTTCTGGATCCTTGATGTAGTTGGCAAATGCCTGATAGTTTGCTCTACCAGTCAGTTGAATATAACCGGCACCTTTATATCTTTTACCATCACCAGATTGAGTATTTCCAAGATCATCACGACCTTCATAATCATTACCGGATGCTAGTTCTTCCTTATATCTTCCACCACCACTTTCGTGAGAAATCTGTGCAAGAAAGTGCCGAATACGAACAGGAGTAGTAATCTCAAAAGTCTTCAGGCACTTATTCAACTCAACAATCTCTATATCTTGAATAAGAGCAGTACTACAACCCCAGATGAATGCAAGTTCCTCTTTTGAAACAAGTTGCATACCATAAACTGGTGGTTTTGTTCTATAGAGTTTTGCAAACTCTTCCAGAATCTCAGGTGCTACGTGCTTTTGAAGATACTCCCATGCTTTCAATTGCTCTGGAGTATTCTTATTATACTTAATCGCATCTAAAAAGTTAATAGTCATGAGAAAATCCTACCCCATCCAGTATTATCTTTACCACCTTCTAACCAACGATATTTAAGAACTTCTTTGGGGTAAATAGCTCTCTTACCATTATAAACATCAGTAGTGTATCCATCCATCAAATTCCCGTATGGGTCATTACATATGTAAGATTTTCCATCTTCAGTCTTTCCAACTACAACGACCATATGCCCACCAGTAGGAGCAGACAAAGAACCTCTATGGAGAATCCCAATAACAACAGGTCGTCCAGCAGACAACTCACGATCAAGATCTGCGAAAGACAAATTATAACTAAACCGAGATTGAATACCATAAGAAGATAATACCTTGGTTTGTACTTCGTGATCTGTTGTGTCTCCTATCTGAAATACTTTTCCGATATAAGCATCATCGCCTTGTGCTCCCTTAAGAGTTCCGGGTTTAAGAAATTCAAGACACATCGCACAGGCAGATGAGTTGCAAGTACGATTCGCATCTCTATAATTATCCGTTTGTGGGAAATAAGGAACATCTAAAACAATAGTAGATTTTGATTTTTCTGGTTTTGTTCTAAAAATTCTTACCCAATTTGATGTATCATCTATCAAAGGTGAATCAGTTAAATCTTTTTCAAGTTGTTCCACAGCAGCAACGTGCTTTGGATTTTTCTCATCATAGTACTGAAAGAAATTATGCAAATCAATTTTCATTTATTGTCTCCATTAAAGTAAGCAGTCTTTATAATTACTAGGCAAATACTCACACAAAAGAATAATAAGATTTGTGTGTATGGCATATTTAGTATCTGAATTCGTTGATTTTACCTAAAACTTTATTCAAATACATATTAGCTAATATTTTAGGGTCTGAGGTATATTGAGTAAGTTTTTGTTCATGTAAGTCATTCTTACATTTCATTACCCAACAGAGAATTTCATCTTTTGTCAATTGATTTCGTGGCATAAAAAAAGAAAAGACTCCATTCTTATATAGAATAGAGTCTTTTTATATAAGGATAATTATGTTATGGTTTCAATATAGACCGAAAAAGAGTTTTCCAGTTGCCAAATAAGAGACCACTGCGGCAACAAATCCAGCCATAGCGGCTCTTCCATTTGCTTTTTCTGCCCTTTCAGCATAAGTTTCCTTTTCGTGTTGTTCCATATCTTTCTCCGTAATGTACATTCTAGGTTCTGTTGCAAACATATTTTGACGGTTTCCGTCTTCCGTTGTGATCGTCATATTAAAATTAGAACTTGATACCAACGCCAACGGTCCCAGTTACATTGTAACCTTGACCACTGCCATAGTTATAATTCACACGACCTACACGAGTAGATCCAAAGGTTTCGGCACCAGTATTACTGAATGGAATCTTGGCATCAGCAAAAAGAACAACATTCTTTGCTACTGATACTTCTGCACCTGCAACACCAATACCAGCACCTTGATTGCCACCCACCTGGCCACCAGCACCAACATAAATGTTAGCAGTAGATACTTTGGATCCATCAGCAAGAGTACGTCGGGCAACGGGAATATCAAGAGTAGCAAGTCCACCACCAAATACACCACCACTTACATAGTTGGGACTAGAGGTGAGAGTCACATAAGGACGAGCAGATACAGCATACTGACTACCAAGATCAAATGCCTTTACACGACCTTGAAGAGTAATGCCTGACTCATAAACACGGGAAGCAAGAGGAGTAACCCCAGGATAGTTAGCAGCATTACCAGCAAAGGCAATACCACCATAGTTACCAACACCAAGTTCACGGCGTTGTGTTGCAGTCACAGCAGCAACTTCCAAATTGGTTACACGCTTGCTTACCGCACCGATTTGTGCCCGAAGAGCAGCACCCAACTGAGCATCTGCTTCGGTATAAAATGCAGTGATATTATCAAGGCAATGATTTGTCAGAGCAAAAACTTCATTGCGAGTTGAATCAGCAGCAGTCTTTAGAGTGCCATTAGGATAACCAGCAAGGCATCCATAGCGTGAGTTAAGGTTTTGAATTGCCTGATATGCCCAGTCTGTAGGTTGCAGATCCGAATAGGTAACAGGAGCAGCAAGTACAGGAGCAGAGGTTGCAATAACAGCAACACCAGCAAAAATTGAACGAGTGATCATAAATTTTATTTTAGTGAAATGTTGTAGAGACTTAAAGGTGTCTCAAGAACCTATTTATTGTAACAGGGGGTAGAATTTCTGTCAACCCTCTGGTGGGGGTTGTGCGGCAGAATTTTCGGTTATCCGACCCAGGTATGGATCATAGTTCATATAATCCCTAATGTCAATATTAGCACCATTTTGTTCCCAGAATTGAGACAGGGCATTATAATTTGCTCTATGAAATGCATCAATATGCTCTGGGTGAATGGAAGAACCCAATTCAATTCTATAAAGAAGAAGAGGAATTGAATATGTATTTCCAGAATTATAAATTAGGTCATCAGCAACTGGACGAGGCTTACATCCATTATCAAGTTTATACTTTTCACCTCTTGTGTGAAACTTCAATAGTTTTTCGGCATGATGACGATTAATCAAATAACATGCTGTGGAAAAATCATTTACAAATCTCTTATGAAGTTTAACGTGAATATCCCCAGTACAAATAATCGCAATTTGGACCACATCCCAATCATAAGGCAGATTTGCATAAAAATCATTCCAAGTAAAGTTCCAAAATCTTACCAAATCTAAGTTACAATCATCTTCCATAATGATTGCATAAGGACTATCAGAAGTTTCCATCCAATGTTTGATTGCCTTAAGATGAGAAGTAGTACATCCAATCTCACCAGAAGACATCATTTCAGGATAACGTCCACTAATAATGTCACTCAAATCATCCTCACGACCATCATATGCAGAAATACGAGTATAATTTTCTATTTCCCAATACTTAAATTGAGATTCCATATATTCTCTTCTTTCCAATTGTTCATCTAAATTTAAATAATAAATGGAACCAATATTTTTAAGTTTATAAGTAGACTTGTTTCTATCCATTATATTTTTTAAGATAATCTTGAGTTGAGTAATATTCCTTTAATTGATTAATATCCATTTTTTGAATCTCTTCCCATATAGCATTATTTTGCTGCGTATATGGGTTAGTAAACCAAGAGTTTTGTCCTCTCGAATGTTCTAGATGATAAACATAATCATTTATCCTACCTACATTATAACCTAAAGTAGTAAATCTGTAAAATCTCTCTTTATCTTCTGGAGAATAGGCAATAAAATTTTCATTCTCCATTCCGCCATCAATATAAACTTGACGATTAAAAAATTGAACCCAACCAAAATCAGAAATATAAGATTTTGAGTTTTTATCAAAATAAGAATAATCACCAGTTTCTAGAAATTGAGACACAACTTCATCTGTTGCATTCACTTGCTTTTGATAAATTCCTTGACCATAAGGATATACAACATCATGAGTATTATAAACAATACAACTATATGCTTCGTGATAAGAATCTAAAGGAAGAATAACATCACAATCATAATTAACTACAACTTTTGTTTTTGACTCCACAATCATTTCATTCAAAACTCTTTGTCGATGAAATGAAGAATCATCAGATTGTTCAAAAATATGATTAATATTAAGATCAACATCTAAAATATCTTTCAAAATTGGAAGTGCTTCTTTTTGAAAAATAGACTCGCTATCAACTTCTTTAATAATAATATTAGTATCAAAATTTTCTAATAAAAACGCCGTCGTTGTAATTACATTACGAAGACGATCGGAAGATTCTATACGTAGAGGAATAATAAAAGTTGCTTCCTTTAAATTTATCATTTTTTAATTAACATCCATTCTTCTAGAAATAAATCTTTTGTATTAATATGAGAAAGTCCTTGTCCATACCATTGTTTTGGTGCAAGTATTTTTTTATTTTTATTTGAACCCAACCAAGCACCCCACCAACTAAAACTACTATTTGAAATAATAAAATTTTTACAATTTGAAATAAGACATAAATCAAAATAAGGTTTACATTCAACTTCAACATCGTTTAAAATAATATTTTCTTTTTGAAATATTTTTTGTTTTTTGCACCAATCAATATCATTTGAACATATAATATATTTTTGATTTTGACCAAAAATATTCATAGTTTCCTCATAATATTCTATAGGTAAATTTCTATGGTTATCAGAACATCCAATATAATCAAAATCATCCTTATATCTTCTAACGACTATAGAAATATAATCACTTAGGTCATTATACAAAGAAAAAACCAATTGCTGAATATTTTCTTTAAATGAAAAATCTTTTCTGATTATATTTTCAACATTCTTAAAATATTTTTCAGTTTGAAAATACCCATTCAGCGTAACATCATCAGGACACTGATTAAAAATATCTTCACAAAATTCGTGAGTCTCATGTAAAAAAACTTCATCTCCATCTATTAATCCACGATTTGTGCAAGATTCCAATAAAAAACACTCAGTCAAATCATTTCCATTATTGGGGATAATATATTCATATTTTAAATTATGAGCAATTCCAACTAATGCCGCATATTGAAACATTTGGTTTCCCAGTCTTCCATTCATTCCAAGGTTATTAATCCCAATCATAATATTTCATCTGGATACTTACGCTCATCCATTTCGCAAAATTCTTGATGTTTTGTTTGAATATAATCAAGTTCACTTTGAATCATATTCCATGATTTATTTTCAATTTCAATAACAATATCATATTCAAGGTTTTTACTTATCCTATTATCATGTTCTCGATGAGAAACCAATATATCTTCAATAATTAAAGGGAATCCATGATTGCACCTCATTCTATGATAAAACTCAGTATCCATGCAAAGTTTTATATTATAATCAAATTCCTCCAAATATTCTCTTTTACATGCAAAATTAGTTGGACCACCAAGTAAATTATCCCCCTCAAGCATATAAGTAGTCCACTTAGGAATCATCGGTCTACTAAAAATTTTACCATCGATAGTATGATTAAAACCACATAAAGACCATTTATAATCGGAACTTTTAAAACTATCAACTATTATTTTCAGTGCTTTTTTATCAAAAAATAAATCATCTTGAAAAATTATTTTTACAATCTCACCCTTACATTTAATCAAAGCATGATTTGTATTGTAAGGTCCATTTCCCTTATGTTTAGAATTTTTATAATACTCAATATTCAAACAATTTTTATATTCTACACATAACTTCTCTATATCATCACCAAAAGAATGATCAGATATAATAACTTCATAGTCCACAAAAGTTTGTTTTAATATACTATCAAAACATTCTTTCAAATATTGATAACCAAATCCATTCATTTCATAACATGGAATAGCAATTGATAATTTTGTCATTATTGATAACTCGGTAGATTAGAATAGAAATTAGAAATATCGACTAGGGAAGGAAATATGTCATCATTTTGGGGGTAATATGCTTGGAATATTATGTTTTTTATACTGTATGGTTTTGGATTTCCAATACCAATCCAACTTTCAAATGACAATCTTTGATCTGCCCAACCACTTTTTTTATTCATCCTTTCAATAGGATGCTCTAAGTTTTTAACGTAATCACTTCTAGCCCACCAAAAGTTACCGCTATAATGAGGCCAAGGAACTGGACTATAATTTACGCCACTAGTATGATGTTGATCGAGTTTATCAACATTTTCTTTCCACATATCAATACATCCCCATTCCAAAAAGTGTCTCCAACTATTAATTGCAATTATTGTCTTGTCTTGGGATGAATCTCTAATACCAGGTCTAGTTGGATCATGATCACGATGACCAGACAAAAAACTAATGCCCTTAGTATGAATATAACCTACTTTCTCATAAGTATCAGAAAGTGAATCGCAATAAAGGTGTTTTAGTGTAAATCCTTCATACTGCTCATCGCTATCAGAAACTTCAACTACATTAATCCAACTGTGATTTTTTACAAATTCATAAACTCTTGACGAACTTTTTCCGTTGATACCACATTTTACGTCAGCGTATTTTGTAATACCACTCTTATAAATTCTTTTAATTTGTTCATCAATAAAAAGTTTCCAAATATCGCTATCTGGGGGAGACCATATGTGATAATATAATGCAAATTTTTTCATATAATTTCGTAATCTCCAAAGTATAAATCGTTAATATCATTATGCATTAGATTTGGACCAAACCACTTGGAAGGTGCAATAACTTTCCCCCTACCAGAAAGCCATGCACCCCACCAACTAAAAGTACTGTTTGCAATAATAAAATCAGAGCACAAACTCATTAGACATAAATCAATATACTTTGACGACTCTGATACCATAAATCGGTCACTATGGAATATATTTTGTTTTTTACACCAGTCTGGATCGTCAGAAAAAACAATAACTTCTCTATCATTATCAAATTTTTTTAAAGCTTTCTCATAATAATCTAATTGAAGATTATAATGATTTCCAGAATTTATCAAAAAGTCTCCTCTTCTAATATGAAGTGCTATTGGAGAATCAAAATTAGATATACTTTCTAGACAAGGTTCTAGAATATAATTTTTGAATTTTAATTCCTTTTTCAATTGGTCTTTAATATTCTGAAAATATTTTTCAGTCTGAAAATAACCAACTAAACAATAATCATAATTGGGATCTAATTGATAAACTTCTTCATTGTATGAAAATTTAGTTTCCTTGTATAATAAAGGATTATCAACATAACCAATATATTTTTCTGGAATATCAAACAAATCATAAATCATGATTTTATATCTATTACCCATTCCATCATCAAAAATTTCATCATGTTTTGGGACATAACATTCTGCTGAGTAATATTCAGATATTCCCCTAACTGAAGCAAATTGGAAAATTTGATTTCCAATTTGCCCCATTTTTCCAAGATAATTAAATCCTATTTTCATTGCTGACCAAAGGTATTTTGTATTTCTTCAATTAGTTTTTCATTTGTTGAAACTACACCCAATCCATGAGAGTTGGTGAAGTTAAATTTGGGAAGTTCAATTTCAGAAAATAATCTACCAACATCATCTGGATAAGAAATTGTATCATGAAAAACTATTACCCCATTTTTCTTCAGGAACTTTTTCCAGGTTTCATAATCATTTTTACAATTATCATAATCATGAAGACCATCAATGTGGAGAATATCTATTTTTTTATTCCATGTACTTGCAACATCATTAAAGTATCCCTTAATTACTTTCAAATTATCCAATTTAAGTTTCTCTTTGATATCAATAACAAATTGATAATCATCTCCAACTCGGGATTGATGATGTTCAGTTGAAAAACTATCTATACCATACACCTTTCCATTGTTGTAAATGCTCCAAACAAATAGAGAAAATCCATAGTCTACACCAAGTTCAACAGTAACTTTTGGATTTACTTTTTCAACTAACCACTTTGCAAATGAATGGTGTCCTTTTGGTGGAACGTTCCACGCAGAAGGAATAGATCCTAATATTTCCGATACATTATCATCAAGAGATCTTACATATTGCCTCCATATATTTCCTTTATTATTAATTGCCCAAGAAAAATTTTCAATCATAAGAGTTCTCCCACTTTATTTTTAATTTGTTCAGAAATTTTTTAATATCTTTAGTATGTATTATACAAAAAAAGATGGGTTTATGCAACCCATCTTCTGAAATTCAGGCTCGCCACCAATTCTTTAACTGGAAATTGGAAACCAGGCGGCAATATCCTCACCCGCACCAGTCGGCATATTTGAAGTCCATCCGACGAGGATATATGGGGTCTTTGGATCCACCACTTAGTTTTTAGAAAACTAAGAAAATAAATGAACTAACTTTGCTATCTCGTTTACGGTAAAAAATCCACATAAAATCAAAACATCATAGAGTTTAAGTTTCACTGCGAAAGGTATTGTTAAAATACCACCAACGCATTTTACAAGTAATCCATATTTAAAATCTCCCCACAACATAGTTTGATAACCAACTATGAGGAGAATATTGCCTAAGTAACGAAGTATACTTGTCTTAGACATAAGGAATTACACTCCCGACCAGGGTGAGTTTAGAGACATCCGTGTCTATTTAATCAAGCAACTTCTACAGATTCAAGATCTTGCGCAATGCATTCAATCAAAATATCATAATTATCTAATGGATCTTCAGAGAATATTACACCTTCGTTTTGATAATACCCAAAAACCTTCTTGTAAAGTTTCGGATTCTTTACATCAAGAAAAATTTCACCATGAGCAGCAGAACGAAGAGTGCTGACTTCCTTTTTGAACTTTGAAATGAGAGACATTGATTTGACTGATTACCTACTAATTATAGAAGAACTGGGAACGAAAGTCAAGAGAGGCAATTTTGAAACTGTCCTGATGCACATTTTTTCTTTTTACCTCTATAAGTATCCGTCTGTGCATGACAATTAGGACAAAGTAAACGAAGATTCTCAAAACGATTGTCTTGATGGTTTCCGTTAATATGATCAAGTTCAATAGGTGCTGGTTTCCCATTCCATTCAGTTATACCGCAACATTCACACTTGTGTTCTTTAAGACCTTCTAATATCAATCTTTTTTTCAATCCATGCGATGAATATGATGTTTTTCTTTCATTAGTCAAAAGTTCTTTAATTGGTGTAGGATTGTATCCAGAAACTCTAAAGTGTTCAAAATTTATTCCCAATTCATTTGCTCTTTTTTTGAATAATGAATTAGTAGACCTTGACATATTTAAATATTTTGCAACTTCAGTGAAACTTTTGCATTTTTTTACAGCATCAATCAGTTCATCATCTTTCCAAGTAGGTTTTTTCCCCATATCTACTTTATAATAGTCATTATTATTTATGCAATAACTGGTTAAAAATAATAAAATATTTTTTTTCTACCACTTTAAAATATCAATAGGAGTACTGGGAGTTGAACCCAGACTAACCCGTTATAAGCAGGCCGCTCTGACCATTAAGCTATACTCCCATTAGACCAGATCTATAATAGCGGATCTGGAACGCTTTATCAAGTCTCACTCGCACAATAACTTATTAACATTCTTCATTACTTATTATTCCACATCTTTTCCATTGGGTCAACACCAGTTCTCATTACTTCACAAGATCTCTTGTAGAACATGTTTTTAGTGTTTCCTGATGCCTCCATAGTATCCTTAATTTTTTGCCAATTCTCACGAGTTCTGTCGTCCATAAAAACGGAAATAAATTTTTCTATATTTATAAGCGGAAAATAATAGAATCGAACTATCAGACTTTCGTCTGGCATCGTTTTCAAGGCGATTTACGGACCATCCGTGCTATTTTTCATATCTCAAATGTTTCGTATTATGTATACTAACAATCTTATCAACCAAATTATCGTATTTCAAAATCTAAACGTCTTACTTTACGATTTCTTCTCTCCTCTTGAAAGGCAAGATCTTCTGGTGTCAGAACATTTGTTTTTGGTGTCTCTTTAATTGAGTTTAGCATAACCACTTGCTTCAAATCAACCGCAGAAATTTTATCACCTGCGATTATTGCCATATTTGGACAACCACAACTTACGGTTTTTGTTGAGTTACCTGCTAGTTCTTTGTTGCAGGATTTACATCTGATCGTTATCATCGTTTATACTCCGTCTATTGTAAATGAGATTTTAATTGCCAGACAAATTTTCCATGGGATTCCATTAAGTCTTGGACTAGGTTAGCAGTTGCATATTGCTTTTGCTCTTCAGACTCTTCTGAAATATCTTTCAACAATTCACAAAATTTATTATTATTATCAAGAAGTTCTTGAAGCATTTCTTTCGATCCTGTAGAACTTGCTGCCTCTTTAATCTGAGTTACTTCAAGCATTCTTGAAAGAGAACTTAAAGGTTTAATATTTAAGTATCTCATATGTTCTGAGAGCCTGTCAATTTCTTCAAACATTGTTTCATACTGTCCACCAAAAAGTTGATGAAGTTGAGTAAAATCACTTCCTACAACGTTCCAATGAAACGCCCAAGTTTTGTGAAATAAAACAAAAAGTGACGACTGAGCATCACTTAAAAGTTTATATAATTTTTCCATTATACTTTTTTGTTTATATTTATAATGGCAGAGGTGGGAATTGCACCCACGACCTTCAGGGTATGAACCTGACGAACTACTACTGTTCTACTCTGCTTTGAATGCCCCACAAGGGGGCAAGAGCGGATGAAGAGTGCTGCCCTCTCTACCTGAGGTTTGGAAAACCCCTGCTCTGCTGTTGAGCTACATCCGCAAAATGGGAGATTGCTCTCCCGGCGACTTCCTTCACACCAAGGTATTATAAGACATAATGAGTATTATGTCAAGAGCCACATATCGGAATTGAACCAATCTCTGCAGTTTACAAAACTGCTGCATCACCACAATGCTTATGGGGCGCTACATTAACCGCTACTACCGCTAAGATACACTACCAAGGCGGAAGTGGTTAGATTTGAACTAACGGTGCATATGAGACTAGTATATCACGGCAATGGGCACGAGTCAACCCAAGGAGCACAAATTCTCATTTCTCCTCCGAGTTTTTTACATTCATCAGTATAGCAAACGGATTTATCTATTGGATATTCGATATGCCTTTGTTCGTATTTTTTATCATACTCGGAAATAATCCGATTATACTCTGGATTTACGGCATCAATTGCTCTATTCACATCTCCTTTGATTCTGCGATCTAAAAGAATTGGGTCAGTAATAATCCAATCATTCAAAGGTTTTCCTGGTATTTTTCTTTGAATTTGATCTACAATATCGTAAATTTGTTCTTCGGGAATATGAGTACACTGCGATATTCCCGTTACAACAGAAGTGAATATGACTCCTATAATCGCATATCTAAAAATACTTGATTTCTTTTTACCAAATTGGAAATCAAATTTCATAAGAGGGAAGATGGCCAATCTTCCCATATTTAGTTAACTATCAAGTACCATCTTGTTAGCATAACGATAGGCAAAATCAGTTCTTGCCCCGTGATCGCCCCAACGAATCCACTTACTAGCATAATACATATACTGGTTAATAGATTTGCCAGGAGTTTTCATTCTTGGTTCAATCATTTTCCAATCAACTTCATGTAACATATATTTAAGTTGGGTATCAATTGAAGATGGATTTCCTCCAGTACGATAAGCAAATTTACCTAAACCATCATATCTTGCTGCATCTGTAAATTGGATAATTCCAAATCCACCGGATCTACAAGACTCATAATTAACTCTTGCCCCACCTTCACAAATGTTGGGAACAAATCCAGATTCCTGTTTTATGTTTCCCATAATGGTGGCAAGAGCATTCTTATCTTTGATTCCTTGTTTTTGCAAAAAATTCAAAGCATAAGTTTCTGTTTGATTACACCCCTTACATATCCAAATCTTTTCTGGTTTTTCGACCTCTGTTTGAGCAGTATGCTCCTTAGTATTCAATTGTTTAGATTTGGTCTCGGATTGCTTCTTATAATCTTGAATAGTCAGTTCTAGAGTATCTGTTGATATATCCGGAACCGACGGAGCATAAACTGGAAGAAGCAAAGGTGAACTGAAGGCAGATGCCACAGTAAATGAAAGAGATGTAACTGTTTGTAATAGCATTAATTTTAATAGAATTCGGCATCCGTATAGGTAAAGGAGAATTTCCACACCCTCTCGGGAGGCATTACCCACGGCTCTAAGTCGCACTCAAAATCTCATAATAAAGACACTTTAATCGTGCTTTAACATTATAAGTGATTATTTATGGTTTGTCAAGATAATCATTTAAGTATTCTAAAGTAATCACTTCATAATCTTCTTTTTCTTGTATCCATTGTTGAATTTCTTTATGTAAACATCTTGCTTCTTTTTTTCTTCCATTTTTATAATGATGTTCTATTTGTTGAATATTATATTCAACAATATCATTACATTGCATCATTATTTGTGTTTTTGTTTGATTCATAATTAAAGTAATCTTTCCTAAAATATCTTCCAAGAATATTTGAATTATAATACCTTGGATGAATATCGTCAAGTTTTTCAATCAAAACATTATTTAAAAATAACTGTTTCGTTTCTTCATAATTAGTTTTTCCTAATGTTCTATGAAGACTTATAATCTTTCTTTCAAACTTATCTTTTCCAAATATCTTTATGTCTTCTTTGAGCTCTGGACAGCTTCCATAATAATTTTTCCAATCACTTTCCTTTTTACTTTTTCTGTTCTTTCCTTTATCCTTTGTAAAAGACCAAAAGTACTTCCTTCCAATATAACACCGAGTATTACAAGTGTTTCGTATATGATATACAAACCCATACCAATCTTGGATATCATTTGTTTCAAAAGGTTCTTCATTATATAACCACGGGTTTGTATAAGTTGCCAAGAGGGTCTTTAAGTAATCTTAATGTATTTAGAGTCTAAGCTATTTTCTCAAAACCCACAGAGTTATTATAGTCACAAAAAAGCACCTAGTCAATAGGTGCTTATACTTATTTATTTTTATAGATCAATCTTCACTTAGAATTTGTTTAATCCAAGATTGACTCATATTTTCAATAATCACATTTGCATCTTCTTCTGTATCTGCGAAACCATATTCAAGTAAATGCGATTGAATGAGATCATAGAGGTCATAACTCATATTCAGTTTCTTTCTCTCATCAGGAGTCAGTCTACCTCTTTGTGCTCCTCTTGCTTTTTGCTTTGCTTTTACTTCCGGATCATCAGACATGTATGCATAACCGTGAAGACCGGGATTTGAAGAAGTGGTGTTACGGAAATCTCCTCTTTGCTTTCTAGCAAGTTTCTCTCTACCTTCTTTCTTTTTATTATCACCGAAAGTTGGTTTATCTGCTAATGCAGTTGCTTTGTCTGCAAACTCACCACCACCAGTTTGTGATGCAATCTTGTTGCGGATAGATACTTCATCATATCCAAGTTTTGCCATTTTAGTTGCTTCACCAATTGCCTTACTTCTTACTTTGCGACGATTTAGAAGATACTTATCTGACGTGTCGGTATCATTATCATTATCAATATCATTATCTTCTTGACCTACAGGGTCAAGTTTTTTCTTTGCTTCATAGATTTCATTATAAGAATTTGAAAGGTCTCTGAGTGTTTTAGACATAGGAAATTGGTAAGAAGATGTTACGTCACTTTTTTTAATATCAAGTGCTTTTTTAAGTCTATCGGTTTCACCAGAAGGTGTTGATGATGCTGGTTCTGCTGCTGGTGTTGGTGTTGGTGTGCTTGGTCCTCTATCATTATCAGCAGATAATCTTGTTTTAATAGTATCATATCCAGATTGTCCTGGTTTTACCTTTGCGGCAAGTGTTGGATTTGCTCTTGCCCACTGGTCCATAGGAGCACCACCCATTGGTTTTGTGGGTGCTGTTGGTGTTGCTGCTGGTCTTTGGGGTGCTGTTGGTGTTGCTGCTGGTCTTTGGGGTGCTGTTGGTGTTGCTGCTGGTGTTTTGGGTGCTGTTGGTTTTGGTTTATTCAATCCAGTCTCTTTATTGAGTCTGTTTGCCAATTTATCAGCATCAGATGATCTTTGTAACCATTGGAAACCAGTTTCTCCATCTCTTACCCCAGAAGATTTGGTAACAAATCCTTTATTAGTTTTCACTACTCCTAACTGTGCTCTCTGGTTTGTTGCGTTTTGTTTTTTTATTTGTTTGTCATACTCTTGTCCTTGTTTATATTGTTGTGGAGTTGGTCCGTACATTGCAGCAGCAGCATCTGCAAAATTTCCACCAGCAGGTGCCTCACTCAAAAATTCCGGTCCTTCCTCACCAGTCACTAAACCTAAGTAGATATTTCGAAGTTCGTCTAAATTCTCTTGCTTCATTTTACTAAAAAACTACTTTTTCTACTATTTATCTTATAAATTCTTTCCAACACTCATAAGGTGTTATATCTACTTCTCTTAGTTCTTCTACATTAGTTCCAAAATCAATATAATATTGTTCTTTTTGTGTTTCGGTTGCTCTAAACGACCGTGCTCGCACTTCACCTGACTTCCCTCTTGGTTTTACCATATGAGTTTTGACCTCAACTCCTGGTGTGTTTTGGACTGCCTTATGTACCTTTGCAGCATCATCATACATATGGATTTTTTTATATCCGTGTTTTTGTGCTAAAGATTGAAGTGTATCTCTTTTCTTTACTCCCACATCACTTCCTGGAAGATTTCCTGTGCGATGTACGTGAACGTGTCCTTCTTTCTTTCCGCCCTCTCCTGGTTTGATATTAACGCCATACTTAGAAAGATGTTTCGCAAATGCTTCCTTATCGTCCATATCAGAACGAGCAGTCACAATATGAACATCGTGTCCTCTTGCCTGCTTATTTTTCAAATGCTTAATCATCTTCTTCAAAGGTTTTGCTGACTTTTTGAAAACCTCCGAACTTCTGAATTCATCAAAGTTATAAGAATGACCCTTTGGAAGTTTGTGAGTATTGAATTCTTGATTGCTCAAACTTTGAACTCTCTCTCCCTTTTCATTATGGACATGAACCTTGACCTTTGAATGATCATGTCCAAACAAGGTCTCATCCATATCATATGCGTGTGCTGTGGTCTTCTTTCTAGTTCCTCTTGCTTTTTCTTCCAAATATTCTTCAAATATCATACCAATAAAACCTTCACTTAATCCAATAATCATATCGTTTGCAGTTTCGTCATCTTCGGCAAACCCATATTCTACAAGTGCTTCTACTACACACTCATAACTATTTTCTACTTCTTCTTTCTGTGCTCCATAATAAGCACCAAGTGCTCTCTTAATTCTTTGTTTTTTACTATCACCTTTAAAAGTTTTGCTCTTTGAATGAACGAAATCGCTAATAGTAGAACCAGCATCAGCACCTGCATCAATTGTTTCGCTTCCACTCCAATAATCATTCCAACTTTTCATATCCGCCTTTGCTTGCTCTGGGGATGATGGTTTGAAGGTCGCACTATTTTTACGAACTGAACCAACTGGTTTTCTTTTCTTTGGTCCAGATGTTGCTGCTTTTTTTGCTAATGTATTAATTTCTTCTTCTGATGGTTTTTCTGCTTGAATTTTTCCAGTCGTAGGATTGTAGTGTGCTTCTTTTACTATTTTTCCTTTCGGTTTATATGAATTTGCAAGTTTAATGCCCGACTTGTTAGGAAGATCTACTTCTGCTGCTTTTTTCTTTTGTAATTCAATTGCTTTTGCTCCTAATTGTTGAGCTGCGTCAGGTGTTAATGCCCCAATTCCCCTGGACGGTTTTATTTCAAAACTTAAACCTTCTTTACAAAAATTAGACATACCATTTTTACGGTTTTTATTTATTTATAAAAAAAGGGGGCATACGCCCCCTAAATCTTATAATTTAAATCCAGTAAAACTATCGTTTTTCATATCTTGCTTAATTCCACCAACCAAATAGCTAGAAATTTCAGTTTCCTGGGGTGCAACTTGAACTGATTTAGAGTTAATCCAATGTTCAGTCCAAGGAAGTGGATTGTTCTTTGATGCAATATCATATTCAGGTTTTAATCCAACTGCTTTCATTCTACGATTTGCAATCCACTCAACATAATTTCCAAGTAGTTTATCATTTAAACCTATCATAGAACCATCTTTGAACAAATATTCTGCCCATAGTTTTTCTTCATTTACACAAGTTATA